CAGTGAATCCAACATCACCAAATCTTACAATGCTGGAAAAAGCACTTGAACCTGCTCTAATAAAATCAGATGCTAAAAATCCGCCTAATCTATCTGAGTTGGATGCTGTTCCCCAAAATCTATGATCCGTTGATGTCACACCGTTTGTGGTAGATTGTGTGTTTACAAGTGTGATACCCTTTTTCACCACATCAAATCCTGTGATTGTGTTTGAAGGATCAGTAGTGCCAATTGTGAATGCTGTTGAACTGAACAACATTACAGTTGTGTTGTTCACTTTGCCTTCTATGATTACTTGATTGCCATCTAAATTATCTTTGATCTGTCTTGAAACAAACTGTGTTACAGTGCTACCTACACCCTGAGGACCTACAAGGATAAAACTTGTGCCATCCCAGGCATACAATTGACTGTTGGCTGAATCCCACCAAAAGTCACCAGTGGTTAATCCTGCTGGAGCACTGGTGGCAACTTCAGCACCACCTGTTGTTCTAAATTTTGTACCGTCATAAAACTTCAATTTGCTGTTGCTGGTATCAAACCATATCTGACCGCTGATTGGTCTGGTTGGCTGACTGCCACTAGCAAAATTTTCTAATAAATGTAGGAAGTTTTCGTTTTGAATTTCACCGTATCCAGCGTAATTTTTACCTATGAAACGTAGATTGGTGGTACTGTCAATAGTACCATCTTCAACAGTTGCTATCAGTGTTCCATCAAATTTGTTAACAATATATGCCATAATACCCTTTACTTGTTATATTTATCGTTCCTATGGTGTTAGTCCTAATGTGATCTCTCTATCAAATGCCCATGCACCATTATTAACCACAAATTGTAATAATTTTCTTGTTGGTGCGAACGTGATAGTACCAGTAATATTAGAAGCATTTGAAATATCTTCCACTACTTGTTTGTTCGCGGCACCTACCACAGGAGTTCTTTCAACTGTGCCCACTGTACAAGTGGCACTTTGCCAACCTGCCACAGATGTGTCTAAATCAATTGTGAAACTCACAAAATTTGGAGATTCTGCTGGAAATTCAGCCGCCTGTATTGTGTAATTGCCATCTATATTAGCAGTGACTCCGTTAACCACAGTTGTGCCAGTTATAACAATCTGTTGTCCACCTTCGTAAAAGTGGGAAGCGGTTGTGGTAATTTTTGTTGTGGCACCAAGTGTCGGGTCTTGAGCGCCAAATGTTACAGAAGAAATAGTTCTTTGTTGTACTGTAATTGTTTGGTCCACCTGTGTAAAGTTTTTCAATGTAGAAAAATCCAGTGTTGGAATTGTAAACCCACCGCCTGCTCCATAATCCACAGTCAATACTCTTGCTATTGCTCCTTGATTTCTTGCTGGTATTACAGCACCTGGAACTAGAATTGGTGGCTCTGATGAACCGGAATCATAACCATCCACAGGATACAATCTTTCTAACACTTCTCTAGTATTCAAATAATTACTGCCCACAGTGTTGTTGGTAAAGTTTGAAACATCCAACTGTAAACTGATAATTGTCGAACCATCTGTGTATTCTTTTGTAGCAACATCTGAAGCATTTATAGGTGTACCTACACCAGTTATTCTTTTATTATTCAAAACTTCAATAGCACTGGTGCTTGAATCCAATTTTAACGATACAGCATTCACTGAAGATATTGTTGAACCGTTTAGATTGATATCATCTACATTCAGATTGCCTAGTGTACCCAAAGAAGTCAAAGACGATCCTGTAACTGTTCCACCCAATGTTGTTTCTGTAAGCACTGTGTTGGTATTAATTTTAATACCTCTACCCGCCGCAAAATCTATCCATTCAGAACTGGTCCAAGCATCTGTACCATTTGACCAAGCAAATGTTTTATCACCATCTGCAGATTTTAATGTAAATCCACCACCATCTGCACCAGCATCGTCTGTGGTCACTCCTATACTTGAAATGTTGAGTTCAATATTTTTGTCTTCTACTCTCAAATTTACTGTGTCAACTGATGTAGTTGTGCCACTAACTGTTAGATTTCCATCTATCTTTGTGTTACCGCCAACGTGTAAAGTAGCAGTAGGATTGGCTTTATATATTCCAACAGCACTTGCACTTGTGTCAATTTTAAAAGCACTTACTTCTGCTGGAGTTCTAACTTTAATTTCTACATCTTGGTTTGAAAGTTGATTTGCTATTGTGAAAGCATTGTTTGTAAACTGTAATTTTGTGTTGTTGTTCAATCCAATTGTTAGTCCAGCATTGTTTTGAATTGTTAACGCACCCACTGTGGTATCATCACTATCAGAAACAAGATATTGATCGGCTGTTCTCACCACACCATTACCATCCACTAAAGATTGTGCTATTGTGGCTGTGCCAACATATTTGTAATCTGTACCTACAGTGTTAAAACCTTTTTGTAAAGTTCCTAAAGGATTAGAAACAGTGACTAATTCTTGTATTCTTGCTGAGGCAATTGGAGTAAATGTTGCATTGGCATGTACACCAACAAGATTACCGCCCACAAACATTTTGACCACAGTTTGTGTGATATTTTGTGTATCAACAATACTGTTGACTTGAAATCCTGATGTGCCTTGTGCAGTTGAATAAGCAGGACCTACCAACTGTAATCTCACACCGTCAAAGAAATACAATTGACTCTTTGTGCTGTCAATCCATAGATCACCTGCCACCATGTTGGGCTGTTGCTCAGCAACAGTGGTTCCACCTGATGAAGTAAATGCTGTTCCGTTATATACTTTTAATCTATTTTCTGAAGTGTCGTACCAAAGTTGTCCTCTTATAGGATTGATTGGAGCAGATGTGTTGGCAAAATTTTCCAGTAATTGAATAAAGTTTTCATTTAATACTTCACCAAACCCAGAGTAATTTCTACCAATCAGTGTTAAATCACTAGATGAAGTATCCAGTTGACCATCTACAAGATCAACTAATAAACTGCCATCTGTTTTGTTTAACTTATAACTCATTACGCTCCTCCAGTGTAAATTATGTAATTCAATGTTAAGTATGGATTCATCACATCCATTGCTTGTCCAATTGTGCCGTCGATGCCACCTGAATTAGGCAGTTGTTGTGCGCCGTTGGCATTGGCTAAATCTGGTCCTGATGTTGTGGTAACTTCTGGATCTGTAGAAGCACCTGCTATATTTCTTGAGGCAAAGAATTGATCACCGTTATTGGCTCTCAATGAGTGTTCGTGTTCTGGTAAATTTTCTTTTGTAATTGTTTTCTTCTCATTGCCAGCACCTAATCCTAGTGCATCTGCTGTAGGAGATGTTACTCTGTCTGCTGATCCTTGTCCTAAACCTGGATTGCTCATATTGTCCTTACCAAGTGCAAATCTTCCTCTTAAATCAGGCAGTTTGAATACTGATGAATTTGATGGTGTTCCGTACTGTGTTCCGATAACTTGAAACAAAGTGTTATAAACAGATCTTTGTATTTCTGCTCCATCACAGAATAACCAATCTGATGGTGCAGTTGCGCCAGCATATGCCATGATTGATCCTACTGGAGGAGTTGGAATACTGTTTGTAATGGCACCCACTGTGGTTTTGAAAATTCCTGTGGTGCCTGCTGTTCTATTGATTATGATTTCATCACTCACATTGCTTGTGGTTGTCAATGTTTGATTACTGATAAAAGTGTTACTGATGGAAGTATTAAATGTTCTTGGAGTACCTTCATTACCTATGAATGAAAAATCCGTAGCAGTAACATCACCAGTCATTCTGAATGTACTTGCTTGAGCCAGTTGGTTAGCAGTGGTGGCTGTTGAGGCATTTCCTGTGATACTACTGGTTACAACACTTCCTGCTTGTATTTGATTTGCGTAAACTGTGTTGTATCTTTTAGACGTACTTCCTATATTATAAGTTAAATTATCTGTTGGAATAATGTTGTGTGCTGTGATGTCTCCACCAAATGTTCCTGCTCCGCCTACATTGGCACTCAAAGCAACACCTAATCCACCTTTGGATACAATTGCACCTGAACCAATATTAATACTTGGCGATGTACTGTTGGAAACGATTGTGCCAGATGACAGTATGTTGCCTGTTACATCTAATGCTTCTGTAGGATTTGTTTTATTGATTCCAACTTGTCTTTGTGAACTGATTCTCATCACCGTAGATACAGAACCTTGGTTGTTCAATCTAAAATCTATTTCTTCATCCAGTGTGCCTAATTGTATCACACCTGCTTGGTTTTCAACAAACATCTTAAACGTGCCAGCGGCACCAACTTCTAAACCGTCATCTGTTTTAATTTTGATAGGGAAATCTGTCAATGAAGTTGTATCACTTCTTAAAAAATTACCTGCGGCTACTGTTGTATTTCCTACAACCAAGGCTTCTGCTTTTTCTGATATACCGTAAACTTTATTGATACTATCACCAAAGTTGGTTGAACTGATGTTCATTCCTGGATTTAATTGTGAAAAACCAGGAATAGTAATTTTAGGAGTGAATGAATCTTTAGCAATGATAGCCACCACTTTAGCATCAACTTCTAATTGTATGATACTGTACGTTAAATCATCTGTGCCTGATACTGTGACCGGTGTTGCTCCTGTTGTTAAACCTTCGCTGTATTGTGGTCCAATCAAAACCCAACCAGATCCAGTAAACAGATAAAGTTGTTGAGCATTTGTGTCTACCCATAGATCTCCTGAAATACTTTCAGATGCACTTGGTTGATTGATTGCTTTTTTCAATCCACCTGATGCTACCCAATTGGCACCATCATAAACTTTAAGTTGATTTACGCCTGCTGTGGTGTCAAACCATAATTGACCTTCAATAGGTCTTAATGGTGCTGTGCTATTAGCAAAATTTTCTAATATGTGTAAAAAGTTTTCCGCTATTACTGTGCCATAAGAAGTTGTGTTCTTACCTGGAAAATTAACACTGGTTTCATTGTTTACTGTGTTGTCTTCAATGGTGATAGTACCTTTGTTTACAGCATCAGTAAAACTTATCGTGTATGCCATTTATTACCCTTCGTTAAAACCTGTCAAACTTTGAACTCTAACTGTGTAGTCAATCTGTATTAATCTGTTTAAACTTTTTTGTACAGGATGGAATATCACGTGGGTCAAAAGTTTGCCAGTGCCATCCGGTGAATAACTTACTAAACCTAATTCATCAAACACATACAAACTGTTTGTGGCACTTGCGGCATCCACAGCATCTTGTCCGTTTGGTTCACCGTAGTCTAACAAACAAGTTACCAGTACATCTGTGTAATTTGTTCCATTCACGTGTCTTGTTTCAATTTTATTTCTCTGTGGATCCAAGTTAGAAACGGATCTGTCATCCACAATTTTTGAATACGTTTGATTGTACAGCGTTGCATTTGTGCCTGTTGAGTTTGGTGTAAGGTATGTGATGATTCCTGTTGGATCTACACTGGTTCCACCATTACCAAATGCCATTGAATTGATAAATCCTTGCCCTTGATTGGCTATACTTTCTGCCAATGCCACACTCATATTTTCGTAATGAATTGCATTGCGTTTATTCACAAAAACCTTGTTGGATTCTGGATCGTGTATCTTTATGTGCCCTTGAATTAGTACACCGCTGTTTTCGTTAATTTTGCTCATTTTTGCTCCGTTCTACCATTGTATTTATTGCGGCACAGCCACTTCCTTTTGACGTATGAATCTTGCTATGTCATTCTCCGTCTGACTGAGTGGATCTGAGCCTGATTGCCATATTCTACCTTGTTTTCTTACCAGCACTATTTTAGCATTTTCGGCTGGTGTTTCAGTGAATGTTATTCTAGCAGTTGTACCATCAACACTGAACTCCGCAGGAACTGTCACATCTGCTTCTGGACTGTCTTGTCCTACTGTTGGATCGTACACGCTGATTGCATTTTTTCGCAATCTCTTACCACCCACAAACAATTCAAATTGATTCACATTTGAAGGTACAAATCCTATATTCAATACATTGTTTACCACGTCTGTGCCAATATAGGTTTCAGATATGAATTGATCTTGGTAAGGAACATTTTGGAATGCACTTTGATCAAACACTTCTGTATTGACATGATGTACTTCTGCTATTCCTGTACCAAATGTTCCTCTTCTTAATTGCTGTAAACTGTTGCCGTCTTTTTGATAGTATTCTATTCTTTCACCATCTATAAAAATTATGCCTGGTAATTGCGAAACCACACTAGGTTCTGTGATGCCTGTGGCATCGGTCAGCACAATTTCCTTGTCATACCAGTTCAAGTTTTGTGCCAAGAAGTATTGTCGGTCATTGCCTATACGTTTGAAATGTGTTCTGTTCATCACATCTTTAAACTGTCTATAAGCAAATTTGCCAATGAATGATGGTGCTGTGAAATGTATCACATCTATTTCATCATTTTGTGATAGTGTTCTATTAATTTTTAGATACATCTGGTCATTGGACACTGTGTAGTCTATGCTAGGTGCTAACCATTCGCCATTCACGCACACCCAAACATAATGAGCATCCACTGCCGGTCTGTTCAATTGAACAACTCCATTGGTCAGTTGATTGTATTGATAATAATCTTCTGTGTTCACTGTGATGGTTAATTTAGCAATCACATCATATTGTGTTCTGTCTATTTCTTGAATGTCGTGTTTGCTGAATTGATAAGCAGTGATTTGATTTCCTTGAGCAGGCGCAACACTTAAACTTAAAACTCCTGAGTCAGACACTGAGTATTCACCGTTCTCTATGTACACATCTAAAATATCTCCCACAACACCAATTCCTCCTGTCAGCGTAACACTGGAGTTGCCTGGATTCCAAGTGTATTCTGCGGCTGTCAATTCTCTGTTGTTTAGATATGCTCTGACATCTGTGGTATTGATTGTGCCTGGTAGTAACTGCCAATTTTTAAATTCATATTCTCTCAAGGCACTAACTGTGTGTTTCTTATGGAATCCACTTCTCAACACATTGTCGTTCACTTTTACAATCACATTGTTTGTGAAAGGTGTCTGTGTGAAAGGTGTTGGATTCAATTGATATTGTGTAGTACTACCATCACCTGTGTAAATGTTTTGTGTCACTTCGCTGAATGATTGTGATTCACTTGCGTACACCACAATATTGATCACACTGCTTTGTGCTGGTGCTGTGTTAAATCTAATTGCTACTCTTTCTGCCACAGCATAACTGGAATCTGTTTCAATTACTGAATATGTTTGAGTTTCTCCATTCACTTTTACAAATGTTTGAACATTGCCTTGTGTGTATTTTGCTCTTGTTACAAATTCGGTTGTGCTTCCGTCACCTGTAAATGTATCAACGTCCAATATAGATTCACCATTGTTGCCCATAGTGATAAAGTTTATTTTGTCTCCTGAACTAGGTGCTTGATTAAACACAATATTTTTGTTTTGATAGTCAACTGTGTATGTGTCATTGTTTTTCAGGATGTTATTCACACTTAAAAATATTGCTGTATTGCTTTGAGGATTATCCACAAATGCAAAAGTTGTGTTTGAACCATCACCCACATAATTGTAACTGTTAATTTTGCTTCCGGTGTTGGCTCCTCTATCATAAACTTGTATGTCCAGTGTGTCTAACACTTGTCCTGGCACAAATTCTTCTGGACCTTTGGCTGATATTTCTGTTACAAAACCATCACCATCTATGTTGATGTCTTCAGCATTTATACCTTGTGCTGTTGAGTAGGCAAGATCTCCACCTTTCACCAATGTGTCCACCGCACTTGGATCTGGCAAGAACGAACCATCACTTGTGGATTTTCTAACAATTATTACATCGCCGCCAGATACAGTGTAAGTATCAACTGCACCACCTACAACTGTGATTATAGTTATGGTTACATTATTGAACGGAGTTACTCCACCAACATTTTTTCCTAAAACTGTTATTATGTCACCTGAGGCAAAATTTTGTCCAGCATTGGTAAATGTTGCTGAATAAGTCGCATTTATTTTATTAATGTCAATTACTGCACCAGTACCATTGCCTGAAGTTGTCCAAGCAACTGAATTGTATGTCGCATCAATGTATTCTGATGGTTCTAAAGCACTGATATCGACAGTTTTTGTAGATCCGTCTCCTATAATTGTTGGTAACGTGTCTGGATCTTTTCTAATTCCGTTTTTATACACATGATATTCAACACCTGCTTCTAACGTTTTAGATAGATCCAGAGTTAATGTACTACCATCCAAATAGAAAACTTCATCTTCATAACTTTCATCATAATTGTCCCAATCACCCTGCATATAAGGTTCATTGCCCCAACCTGATGTATCTTCAAATCCTATACTTCTAACTTCTACTCCACCATAATCTATTCCGTCAATCACTTGAGCAAGTTCTTTGCCTGGCATTCCAGCAGTTGGTTGATAGAGATCAAATCTATCAGCAGTGTTCAACACATCTTCATTGATTTTGTATGTGATAGATATGGCAGACAAATTGGCTGGTGGTAAAACAAATTGAATGTATCCTGTTTGTCTAGCATAAGATTTTGTTGTGTCATTATCATTGCCATATGTAAAAGTACTCTTCAATTGTTTTGTTCCATCCACTAAAATTTCAATAGTATTTGTGCGTAGATCCATTGGCCATTTCAATTTAAATTTTAATTGACTGTTGTTACCTGTAAAAGTTTCTGTTCTTTGTAAATTTGTTATTAAGGTTGTGCCTGTGTTTCTATCGAACTTAATACCTATGTGTGATGTGCGTGGTAAACTTTCTCCCAACACAGCACTGGCTTTGGCTTGTACACCTGTTGTTGAACCACTCAATGTTACTGTTGGTGAAGAAATATATCCCGATCCACTATTGATTACATTGATTCTACTGACTGCGCCATTTTTTATGTAAGCACGAGCAGTTGCTCCTGATCCTCCACCGCCAGTGATTTCAACTGCTGGTGGATTTTTGTATTCAGTGCCTGGATCTGCCACATTAATAGCAGTTATCTTATAGCCAATGTTGTCTTTCCAATTCTTATCTGGATAAGAGTTAATATTATCAGCACCCAATAATTCATCGTTAAACACAGTGACCTTTGAAGGTTCAATGTTTCCGTTAATATATCTAGGAGGATAATCAAAATCTGTAATAACAGAATTTGTTGGTTCGGTTTTTTGATATGAACTTACGTATTCTCTAATTTTAGACTTGTAAGGTTTAACTTCTTGAACATAGTCTTCATAATTAGATAGATTGTCATTTTTAAAAGTAATTTTTTGTGTTAATTCACCAACATTGTGCTGTGCTTTTACAAAACTGGTTTTGAACACAAAGTCGTTCAGTTTGTTTTCAGAAAGAGCGTAGTGGATGCCAGCAAAATATAATTTGTTATATTCTACTGCTAACTCTTCTACAAATATTCTATCACGCACTGTTTCCAGTATAACTCTTGTTTCTTGAATAGGTTGTCTGTCGTACAATTGAATATCAAAACTGTTTGAATCAAATCCAACGTTTCCGCTGTACACATAAAGTTTATCTGAGAACTGAATTGTTCCGTTTTGTCTTCCTATTGTTTCATAATTAACAGTGTAATCAACATCAGGTTGTGAATCTATTTTTTTCAACAACAACCAACCGCCTGCGCCTATGTTGTTGATTTTTATTATTTGACCAACTGAATCACTAATGCCATTTATTTCATAACTTTGTGAAATCACATGATCTATTGCTGTGAATTGATTGTACCCTTCAGCATACCAATCTGCATAATCCCAATACAAGTTGACATTGTAGGCTTGTATTTTAGATTTTAACCAACCTTCTGTGATTGAATAACTGTAGATTGCCCATTTGCCATCAACAGTGCTGTCCGAAGAAACAAGAGCACTAAATTTTCTGATTTCAACTGTGGCAGTGTTTGAATAGTTTTTGCCTTGAGATAATATTCTAGCACTGCTGATAGATCCATTTGAATCTATAGACAATCCAATCACTCCGCCTTCTCCTGTGCTAGTTTTGATCTTGTATGTAGGAATAGTTCTGTAACCTTTTCCTGGATCTGTAACAACAGCGTTGATTAATTTGCCATTTTCAACTGTGATGTTTATGGAAGCAGGTTTTACTGAACCTACACCAACAAAATCTAAATCTTTTTCTGTATCCACAATCAAATCAAACAAACCAGTATTAATGCTAGGCGCTGGATCAGATTGAGTCAATGTGTCAATGTTAACTTCATCAACAATTAAGTTATTGATCAAAACCGAATTAATTCTTTCAACAGTTTGCTTCAGTGCCTCTTGTTTGTTTGCGAACCAACTCTGTCTTGGCGCTTGTAGTGTTCCATATTTTAATTTTTCACTTAAATTAGGATCAGGTATAGGATTGAATTGTTCATCATATCCTATTAAACTGTTAAACCAAACTGATTCAATATCTTTAGGCAGTGTGCTTTCAGCAGAACCTTCAGTAAGCAACGCATATTCTTTGTGGACATTGTTGTTTGTTTCGATTGATTTTAATCTAAAACTGATAATTGTGTCTTGATCTTGAATAAATTGATCACAATTCACAATGGCAAATTTATTTTTGCCAAATATTGTTACATATTTGTAACCTTGACTTCTAGGATTTTCTATCAATTTAGCAACAGCATTGGCACTCAATGATCTTGATTCTATTTCCGGGGTGGTTGTTTTTCCTTTTACCCAGAAGTAATATCTATTAGATAAAACACCTGCCACTTTGTCATAAACTTTTCTTGTCACATAATCTGTTGGATTATCAACGGTGCCAGTAATTCCAAGTGCTTCGCCTTCCGCAGATGCACTTATTGAATTGTATTGAGTTGGAGTGTACTGAGATTCAGTCCATTCATGAACATCTATACTGGCTCCTACAAACAACTTGTTCCAATAAGAATTGTTAAAAATTATTGTGCTTTGATATGGATAGTAATATTGTGCTTTGCTGATATTCCACCAAAGTCTACCTACCTGTGTTTTGTCCCAATGATTTGTTTTATCTATTGTACCTACTGCTGTGTCCATATTGTAGACAGCAGGATCGTAATTTGTTTTATAATACAGTTCTGCTTCTGCAGGTCCAGGAATTTTTCCAAATATTGGATCCACATAATCTAATCTTGTAAGCAATTTATTCTGTGATTTACTGTACAAGAAAATACCATCTATTTTGCTCAGATCAGGTTGATCAATACCTTCACTGCTTTCATGGATACTGTTCCAATTGTTTTCATTTGGTGCTTTTCTAAAGTCTACCACTGTGCCTTTTTGTTTATCTGTCAATTGAAGTTTCGGTAAGCCAACATACACGTGATTATTATTAACTAATAAATTAGTGCCGAATTGGTCAAAACTGTTATCATAACTGAATTTTTCAGCATACAATAATGTGTTTTCAAATTTTTCAAAAAGATGAACCGATCCAACATCATACCTTGTGTCTAACACTGTTGAGCCATCATCAACCTGTTGATCTCCTTTTAAGGAAGTTACAGCCAACACATCGCCGCTGAATGATAATGTATTACCAAACTGCTCTGATATTTCTTTGTCTGGACTGGACAATGTTTGATTCAACGTGTAAATGCCAGTGTCATTGTTTACTTTCTTGTAAACATAAACCACTCCCATGTCCACTTGTGATAAATCTTTCAACGGTGAACCCACTGCTATTAATTCTCCATTGCCCGATATACTGACGTCAGATCCAAAATCGATTGTTGGAGCGGAATCCTCCGGTGGGATTATTGTTTGTTTGAATGTGTAGTGTTCACCATGTAGTCTATAAACTGTGACATCTTGTGTGCCATTGTTGTATTGATTGGTGATTACTATGTTAACTCCGTTGGTGTCAACGTCAAATGTTTGAGCAAATCTTATTAATCTACTCTGATCTAGAGTAGAATCACCATGCAGTTCAATGCCACTATCATTGGGAATATATCCTAAGAAGTCAGCATGAGTATCTTGTAAATCCCATAAATTAGAATTCCAACTGTTGGCACTGATATTTGTTTTGGCTTTGTAAATTTGATTGTTAAACGCAACTAATTCATCTTTCAAATAATCAGCAGTATCATCAAATTCACCCATGTAATTTTCATCTACACCCAACCACCAATTTTTTGTAGAATTATACTTGACAAAATAAATCTTGCCTGGCAAGTTGGTTGTGCCATCTCCTTGAGCACTGATAAACGCAACTGTGGTTCCATCAACATCACGCAGTTGTATTTTAGATCCTAAACGCAATCCTGACTGAGTATCTGGAACTGTGAATGCTGAATTATAAGCGTACTGTCCTGATGTATCTTTTTTGTAAACTAAAAAGGCACCTTGATTGGTAAATCCACTTGCTGTGCCCTCTCCTATTGGAATATTGTAAGTTTGAATCCAATCTTTGTTTTGACTGCTAGGAATATTTGCTGTTTGAGGAATTCCTTGAACATTTTCAAATTCATCCCATATCCAATATTCAATATCATTGACAGAATAGAACGCAGGATCTCCAGAAACTGTGATGGCAGACGAGTGTTCAAATACTAAAATGTCTCCATCTGTTGGTCCTGACTGTACAGATTGTTCTATTGAACCAAGTAATCTATCAACTCCTCCGCCTAATCTTTGTATGGTGGAAGATGCTCCTGCATCAGATCCTAAACTGAACAATTTGGATCCTGTTGGATTGACTGTGTTTCTAGCATTTCTAAAGTAAACTCTAATTTTCTCAAGACCTATAAACTGAACAAATGTTACATCTGCTTCAACAAATGTTGTTGTATCATAAATTCTGTGTACGCCTGCTTCAGGAAAATAATAATTTGTGTTATTGTCTGGTTGAGAATCTATGTCTACATAACCTTCCCAAACATCTACAACTTCTTTTACACCATTTGTGTCATCACTGTCTATGTTTAAATCGGCAAAATCAAAAGCATTCTGATCCACATTGTTAAACCAAACACTCATATCATTTGTTGAATTGCTTGAATTTAAACCACTGTCATGAGCAATGTCATAACTGGTTCTCACAAACCATTTGTTGCTCAATATGTTTGTGCCTGTAATCTCCCAACTGTTGTTGGCAGGATTGATATGATATTGTTGATAATGTGATCCTACTCCAAATTGTGCTTTAACCAAAGGACTTTGTGGAGTTATAGGATTTATACTTTGTTCCAATGAACTAGAAAACCTATTTGTATCTCTAATTTCATTCAATAATTTTATATCTTGTACTACTACATTGGCAGAAATGTCTGCACCTGCATTGGTTGACACACCGGCTCCTATTCCAACTTTCCACCAACCACCTAAATAATCATAATCTTCTGTGTTTACTCTTGTGTAATCTCCAATTGGTAATGTGTCTAACAATAAATTACCGCTGGCAGAAAATATTCCGCTCACATTTTTCAAATACAATATAGTTTTAGCCGCAACTTTTCTAAGATAAACTATGGTTCCTTCAGCAGTATCAGTGCTGACCAAGTTGCCTATTTGTGGGTCTGTCAGTGTTAATTCTATTTGTAAAATTTCATCTACCTTTTCTTGAATTGAAATTTCAGCACCAGAAAACACATTATTCTTTATGGTAGGAGCACCAACTCCATTGAATGGTTGATTAACAGGTTTGTTGTAATTGTTTCGATCAATGGGATATTCTGTACTGAAATCAAGATATTTTAAAACCAATTTATCCCCGATTTTTGTTGCTGTGTATTGATCAGCAGATGCTCTTATCAACAAGTGATCTGTGGTTTCGTTTGGAAATACACTGTCACCAATTAACAGATTAGTAGTTTGGAATCCTATGTTTTCTTTGTAAAAAGCAGAAGCATCTACTGTAGAAAATAAATCGTTAGCAACAGCACCTTCTATTTGATTGGTTGCTCTCCATAATTGATTTTTGTATTGAACAATGTTACCAATATTGTAATTTGATGTAGTATTGTAAATTCCTTTGTATTCTGTTTGTAAGTTGCTGGCAGTTGGAGCACCTATCAACACAAAATTGCCATCTGAAGAAATATCTACTGCCTGACCAAAACTGCTGTTTGAATCAAACAGTTCAAGATTAAACAATGGATCAGATGTAGGAGCCTCTATCACTTGAGACAATCTTAGCAATCCACTTTCAGTGCCTCTTATGAACACATAAATTTTCCCATCTCCGTCTGTTGGTTGACTCACCAATAATGTTGAATTTTGTTTATTTGCGGCAATTACTGTTCCGAAACTTTCGTCACCTGATGTGCTGGTTGAACTTACTTCATTGTGTGTGCTAAACACAAATTTGTTATTAACAATTTTCCATTTACCGTCATCACTTTGATCTATCCAGAATTTTTCATTATCCTGTAATCCTTGATCATTAATCACTGTGTTGATATCATCGATAGATGCAAGTCTGTGAGTGATAAATCTTTTAATATAACCGTTTGCTGGATCCACTGTTACGAAACCTTCTTTGTCCTCACACACAATTTCAGTACCATTTACTGATGTACATTTTAAAACATAATCAGTACCATCCACATTAACAACAAAAATCTCTCCTGGATTCATAACAGCATTGTTCACTGTGTTTACTGTGATAATGTTCGAGTCTTTCACAATTGACGTAGTTGTTTGTTGTGTGGCTATGTACTTGAAAACTGTCCAGGTTTTATTGTAATTTCCAATCCATACATACTCGCCTTCATTTAAATTTTCGACTTTTGTGTCAGTCAACATATCATCATACTGTGATAATGTTAAAGATATATCAATCGGATTTACTGGTCCTGCTGTTTTGATATAAGTTTCTCTGTCATACTTGACAGGAAATGGAGTGTGTTGATAATTTTTCGGAGCAAGATAAGTTTGTCCCGACTGTATGCGATATACTAAATCAGTGGCATTGGTAGATGATTCATCCGTTAACTTTATGGGTTGAGGATTTAGTCTAAATTTTGATTCGTCCAATCTATATTCAATTTCATCAAATGTATCCACAGCACCATACTGACCTTTTCTAATAGCCCATTCTTCATAAAAATTTAAACTTTCTTTATCAGCACTTGCCAAAGCATCAAATAACTTGTTGAGTGAATTAGCCGTTCCTTTTTCTCTTATGAATCCTTGATAGAATTTGTATTGACTGACGTCATCATTAATAATGTTTCTTAAATATTCTCTTGGTTGGTATCCTATCAAATGCTGTGCTAATTTTTGCTGTTGACTGTCAAAATTATCTGTGTCTAAATCATAAAAGTCTGCGAATTGATTGGTTTTATAATCAAAGTTAGATAAAAGACTGCTTTGAGGTTTACCATCAAGTCTACGCCAATCTGTGTCATTGAACTCTTGAGTTCCTTTAAGTTTACTGTTTGCTGTGTAATAAAATTCTTTGTGTTTAACCACATCACTCATTGCGTAATCTGTGTATGGAGACCATTCAGTCACTTTGGCTTCATCAAACACAAATCCTGGAATATTTAAACTGCCATCCCATTCGGTTATGTAACCTAACATTTTTATTCTGTCTTGTTTGTACCCACTTGCTGGATCATAAATCAAGTCGTTGAATTCTGTAACGTTGTCGATCAAACACACGTGTTCTTTTTGAACTACAGGTATCTTAGCAAAATATATTCCGTTTATTGTGTTTTTTGTAAACAGTTCAAAAAGATTTGATTGTCTAGTAATTCTTAAATTTTGTTTACTTAAATTATTTCCATCCTCTTTTAATACACCATGGGAATAAAAATTATCCACCACGTTGTCAGTTGTGGCATATTCAGTACGAACTACCAGTTTTTTACTGGCAGGACTTAAACTGATCACAGCACCTTCGTTCCAATTCTGTGTGGTCCAAAACAAAAATTCTTTGGCACTCAACTGCCAATTTGCCACCAATAATGTTTGAGGATCGAATTGATCAAAAAGGAAACCTTTAGACTTCAAATATGATTCATAACCTAATATAACATCAACAATTGATTGAATCGAATCATAAACTGTGCCATAAGGAACTTCAACAAAACTGTCTGTAATAAATTTTTTCCTAAACACAGCAGTTGCTCCGCCTTCTGTAGGCAGTTCAACTAATTTTACAAATTTAGTACTGTCAAATGTAGCATCTGAAATATGTGTTTCGTTCACAGCATAAAATTCATTAGCGTATTTGACATATGCTCCTCTGTCATATCTTTTGTTTTCACTCCAATTCACAAAAGACGCACTTACTCCTCCTACTCTTATCACTGGATCATTGTTTTGTTCAAACACTGTGTGATATCTTACATATGGATCATTTTTATCATATCCTTTTATGCTGTATCCACTGGCTAATTTTTCAATAATTAATCCACTGTAAGTTAAAATTTCAATAGGAGTTGATACGTTATAAACCAATTCATAATTTTCATCTGGCACAAACAGTGTCGTCGAATTGATAGGAGTTTTACTGTCTAACAACAGTTTAAAATTGTTTTTGTTGCTGTATCCTCTTACTTTAAATCCAATCTGTGTCTCAAGACCAATAAATTGTGATTGGTATTCATCATAATTTGTGGTTTGTGAATTTTCAACCACTTCATATATGTAATTGATTAAACCAGATGTTAATTGTGTTTCTTTATCATTAATACTGTTTGGAAATAAAATATCTTTAGGCTTAATTGCTGTTAAAGAATTGTAAACAATTTGTCCACTGGCATTTCTTTTTGTTCTACTTACATCTAAACCAATACCGATTGCTTTGTTTGGTTGATGTAAAATATAACTTTTTAACAGAGCAAATGGATAGTGTACACTTCTTCTCCAGGCATTTTCTATTGGTGCATGGTCACCGAATTTGTATTTTTGTTTTGTTAATTGTAATACTGCTCCTCTGGCATAAGCACTATCAAATGGACTTTTTATATTGCCTTCACCATCTACTGGAATTGTGTTTGTTAAACCTGGTCTTTTGTATTTGTCTTTAATAATAATTTTTTTGTTAGGTTCTCTAACAATGCCTTTTTCTAGATCCTGCCATAACACAAGATTATCACCTGTGTAAGGCGCTGGACCATAAACAGTTTGCCACCATGATGGTTCTTCAGTGAAACCCAATATCTCCCAAGGAGCAATATTAGGTCTATCTGTATCATAAGCATATTTGTAGATGCCTCTCCAGAATCCTAATAGTTTTTCTCCTGTAGGAGAAACCATGTTAGAATAATTCCAGGTTAAACTGTTGTCATCTGTTTGATAAGAGTTAGCAGTGTAATCTTCATTGCCAATAAAAGTTAGCCAATCATTAAAATCACTCAGCAATGTTTTGTTGATAGATTCAAATGTAAAAAGATTGGTTGTGTTAGCACGTGGTAAAAATGTTTTGATGCCAAATAAATCTTCATCAAACTCCACTTTGATATTGTTGTAAATTCTTTTCTCTAATTCTAAGATGACATCATCTCTAAAATCATTAAACGCAACAGTGACACTGCCATCATGTCCTTGAATCACATTCAATGGTTCAACAGCCGTGGTATCTAAATATTTTTTTGGAGTGTATTTAGGATATAAACCCAACTTGGTCGGTGTTGCTGGTATGTGACAACCGTTTGTTGTTTCAAATTCGTTGATTATGATGGTGTCATCCAATGTTAATGCTTTGGTTACACTAACAAACCCATCAGAAAAAATATAGTCATGCCCATGTAATAATTGTTCCCCATTCAGATATACATACACTGCTTGACTGCTCAGTGTTGTAAGATTGTGATTTTTAGATAGAGCAAAAAATGTATTGCCAACATCTAACACTTGATGTGTGGTGCTGATAAAAGCACCTATACCCAACATATCAGTTTTAAAGTATGGAAGACTGCTGTTGTTGTCTATGTTTAATTTTTGTAAAATTTTATCAACTATCTGTACTGGAGTTCCTTCAAAACCTAAATCATCCATAGCAGTCACAAATGAACGTTTAAATTTATAGTAATCATTTTGATTTTGAGAAATTGCTGTTATCAAATTGACAGATTTATTATTCAATAAAAATGAAGATAACACCATAGGCCCACTGTGCTGTAAAAATTTTCTACCATATGCTGAAGCATTTGGAAAATCTCTTAAGTTGCTGATGCCTGGTGTCACACCTTGAATCTCTGTTAATTCATTGGTGATTGTTTTCACATGGTCAGTGACCTGCCCCACAGTGAATGTGCTTAATTTTTCATTAAGCGGATTTGCCTGCATATTTGTAGGAAATTCGTAGTGTCCATTTTGATTTTTATCTGTGGCACTTGTGGTTCTAATCAATAATACATCGTCTTTTTTGAGATCTTGATTAAATTTTACATAGGCAACTGAATTTAATCTCAAAATGTACCAATCTACATTTTCAATTTTTTTAATATTGTTTACAAATACATTGGCTTTTAAGTCATTTAAATCACCGCTTTTGTCATAAACATCTATAGCAAAATCATTAGTTTGATCATCTGCCACATATAATCTATTAATTTTTTGGAAACTGTCTGTTGGTGCTTTGGTCCAACCGTTAATAACACTTGCCTGTCCTTGAGCATTGTATTTTTTTAAAAATGCTGATTCGGAATTAAGAGTTCCGCTAACTGCTTGTGATTGATACACATAAGATTGAGTTACTAGATCAAAATTAAAAACAATGTCACCGATGTTTTCAACATTTTGATACTGTAATGGAAATCCCAGTTCAGCATCATTTGTGCCTGAACCCACAGCGTAAGAAAAGATTTTGTTTCCTCTGAAAGAACTATTAGGATATAGTATGGTGTCATTGAAACTGTTGCCGTCGGCGTCAAACAGATCAAATAACGGAGTTTGATTTGTGTTGATTTTTTCCTGACCCACGTTCCAACTGGTATCATAATAATACAATTTGCCTTGATTTTTTACACCATTTGTAACCAACACAGTTTCGCCTGATACAGGATTGCTGTTTGCTGTTTCAACCAAACTGATCTGTCTTGTGGTAACACCGTTATCTTCAAAGTCAATAAATTTTACTTCAAAAATTTTATTTTTTACCAAAGGATCTTGGTCAGCAGTGAATAAAATCTTTACACCATTGGTTACTGCCACACCGTCCACATAAAAACCTTGAGATCCTTCCACGTCACTCATTACATCTGTTGTAACTGTGTCAATAAAATCTACATTGCCTTTTGATGTTGTTCCAAAATTAAATAATTTAATTCCTGGTTCAAACTCTATAATGGGTCTACGTGCTCTACTAGATTGATCTATGGATGGTACTTCACCATTTGCCTCGGCGCTGTTTTCTATAACAGAACGATGAACCCATCTGTTGTGTCTGCTCCATGGATTTCTATCAGCACTGGCTCTGTTGATCACAATGTAATCTTTATTGATAGCATATGAAGTTGCTGTTCCAAATCCCACTGTGTCAAAATTTTGAGAATCAAAAGGTATTGGCACATTGTTTGTAAATGAACTGACAACTTCTAATTCTTGAGCATTGATAAGTTGAATTGACTCTCCAACACCTTCCACATAGTATTCTCCTTCAGCATAAGACTCCGGAGTCACTGTGCCTTTAAAGTTCACTTTCATACCATTAGAAAGAGCAACTCCGTCAGCAGTGGTGTAGTTTTTCTTGCCTGCCACTTCTTTCAATACATCAATAGCAGAATTTTCTTCTATATCGTTTATGAGTATTAATCCCCAAGCATTGATATCGTTAGATGAACCATAGTATAATTTTTCTGGAGCAGAATCTTTAACTATAAAAGTGATTACTCCGTTTTCAACACCTTGAACATCTATTCCATCAGTAACATTGTAAGAATCATCTAGTATTCTTTGTGTTCTAATAACAAAAGGTAAGCCTTCAGCATTTATATCAAACTTGTATGTTTGACCTTTGTATAAATTTAATGTAGGATTTGCTGTTACACCATCTGGGGTAAAAATGTAAGCATAGTTATCACCTTGATCAGATTTTGTTACTGTGTATGTGCTGACAACATTTCTTTGTTGTCCTGTGATTGACACTGTGGATGCACCGTATGGCATCCAAAAATATTCTCTGTAATTAACAAACTTGTCCCAATCTATTCTAGGTGACCATGCATAATATTCTTGAGCATTCATCACACTGTGATTGACCATCGAACTGTTGTAATTTTTAATTTGATTTACAAAGTCAATATAATCACTATAAAAATTTACATTACCAAGATCATCTTTTTGTACCACACTGGGTTCGAATTTATAATTTTCTCTATCAGCACTTACTTCAGGCACATACAAATCGCTAGGATTATAAGCATCTGTGACTTTTCTTCCATAGTAAGCATTAAGTTTTTCAAGAGTACCTTGAGATATCAGTTGATCAAGAGTGCTGTGTAAAAACTTTTGATTTACTGGTGTACGAAAATATTTAGGTAAAAATTCTGACGATTCTCTTTTGCCATTGTCTTTGCCTGCTGGCAAATCAAAATCTTTTTGATTGTTGTCGAAAGCCATTAGTATCCACTACCCCCACTAGAGCCTCCAGTAGAACTTAATGTTCCGCTCAAAGTTGAAGTACTGGTTGAACTGGTTGTGATGTTACCGTCTGCTTTCAACTTGGATGCTGTGATGGTATCTATTATTTCAACGTCTGAAACTTTAGCACCACTTATAAAAATTTCATCATTTTCTGATTTTACTTCAAATAAACTGCCAAAAGATTTAGAACCTTGTTTAGGCACAATTACAAAAGTGGTAATATCTGGAGACAGTTGGTTCATTACATATGTGCTCAATTCTGTGAAATAAAAAGTATCGCCAAACTCCCAATTTTCCAAAGCAAAAAATTCATTTATTGCTGTGATCACTCTGCTTTTGATGTCACTATCATTTGTGACTTGATCTGTATTTTTTACAATTTTAAATGTTGCTTGTACATCTGTGTCTGCTATAGAACCAAATAATATTTTGTATTTTACAGGATGATATATCACAGTGTCACTGATTGATTTAATTTTTGCTAAAGGTGTGTTAAAATTGTTGTACAATGAATCACTGCTTGGCAACAAAGGTTTATTTTCAATCACTCCTGCTAGCCATAATCTAAAATTGATGTCATATGTTCTAGTTAAAATGTACATATCAATAATATTTGAAGAACTAGGATCTAATCTTGTATTGCCATCCACAGTGTGTACATACTGAAACTTGATTCCATCTCTACCCACGTGAGCCACATAATTTGTTACGTCAGAGGTTGTATTGGTTTCTGTATTAATCTGTTTGAAACTGTCACTGTCTATGATATAAACAATAGATCCGTTTGGATAATCTCCTATTGCTCCCACAGAAGTTTGTCTAATATAGATGTGTTCTTCAGCGGCATCCACATATTGATAACGCTGTGTTCCATCTGCATCGTTATACAATTTTTGGAAAATATATTTTGTGTTGCTGTTGTTGTTTGGATCCACCACTAGGTTAAAAGCATCTGGATCATCCACTATGCCATCTTGGTCTGAGTCAAACTGTGTCAATTCTAATTTGGCACTGTCTACGTAACCACTTACTGTTCTATATTCTGTTGAAACAGCAAAATTGATATCGTTTGTGAATGCTGTGTTACTGTCAGGCTGAGTGTTTATACTCAACACTGTGATTTTATCTTGTAAAGTAACTCCTGTTTGAGCATTGAAATTTCTATCAGCACTGTCATAAAAGAAACGCACTTCTTTTTTGCTTTCAAACACATATCTTAATCCTCTGTATGTAACAGTGTATGTGGAACCATCACTGATACATTTTATTAACCAACTGTTGTCTAACTGTTGATTGGAGGTGTCTCCAGTTTTACCTGTGCTGAATGTGCCATAAACACTTAAATTGTTTTCGTCAATGACTTGCCATTTACGTGTGGCAACGTCATATCTTATTCCAAAATTATTATAAGCAAAAGCCTGATCGATTATTACAGTTTTAACATCTTCATCAAATTGTTTAGCAAATTTAGGCAACACCTGTGTGGCAATTGCTCCTGTTGGTACCACATCATTGAATTTGATAGCACCTTCTCCTGTGCTAGAATTAGCAACACCGTCATTCAACACACTAACCACAGAAGTCCAAATATAATCTTTAGCACCTGGATGATCAGTATCTCCTGCCATTAAACTATTATCCTGCATGAAGTGTTGTCCTTCTGGCGCAACAAATTTTATCATAGCACCTGGTTCAATATATTTCAATTGGCTGGCTGTAAATGTACCCACTTGATAATCCAACACGTTCACAGCATCAATGAATTTACCTGTTGATTCATTTGTTGATGAAGTAACTTGTTGCCAAACAGGATTTAAATCATTTAAAAATACTTTAGGAAATTTCTCAATGTAATAATTTCTTGTTTGGTTTTTAGATAACAAAGGCTCTAATTGATTTATTATTACACCTTCTATGTCTGTTTGTGTGGAAAAACTAAAAGTGTCTAAATTTTCTGTTTCTTCTTTGTAAATGGAACCATCTGCGCCAAAAATATTTGTGTTGCTGTATTTGCCAGTTGAGTCAATCAGATCATAATATCTAGAAATACCACTTGATGTTCTGTTGGTTGCTTTTACTTTTATTATTTCTTGATTAGTACCTAAAGGAGCCACATTGTAATCTTCACCTGTGATCATTCTATTTTGTGTGTAGTAAGTTGCTGGCGCATTCAGTCTGATATTGTTGTTAGTTTCTGAAGTTGTAGCATTATCAACAGTGTATTGAAGTCCTAAAGTTAAAGTCAATATTTCTACTTGATTGTTTGAAGAAACATACTGTACATCAATTTGAATATTCTGCATATCAGCAGGTGTTATTCTAATATTTTGATTTTTACTTCTTCTATAATAAACTTTAAAACTACCTTGCGGAAGATTTCCAAACACACCATCTGCAAATTTTAAACTGATAGAATCATCTGTGTCACTCAATACTGAGTAAATGTTTCTAATGTCTTTGGCCGTAGAATTATAAATCACATTGTTGCCAATCACTGAATCAACTTTAGTCCATAAGTCGCTCTCTAATCCTGTTTCAACATCTATTTGATATAACCATACATCTGTGTTGTTTATATTGTTGGCATCAATTGCCACAGTTTGGTTATTTGATGGAACGTCTATGCCAAAGTTTCCTTGGTCTAAAACTCCCTGTCTAAAATGTGCAAAAAATCCTGTGTTGTTGGAAGCATTGCCTTTGCCATCATCTCTGTGTAACAAACTGAAACGTCTTCCTACCAAAGGTGCTTCTTCTGTGATCGAACCATTCTCAAATGATGTCGACACAATTTCAAATGGTAAACTTTGTCCATTAACGGATTTTGTAAAAGAATACACAGGAACATCTGTGCTGTTGGCATTGATTCTGTATTGTGCTGTTGGAATAGCATCAATGTTTTCCGATTTGACAGGATTACCAAATTTTTCATTTTCTGATAAAGAAGCATTCATAACTTTGATGAACTGCTCGTACCAGTTTGGATTGCCTGGATCGTTCCAAGATATCGTCTGACCACTTAAATTTAAATTGTTGCTGTCCACAACATTTTCT